CGGAAGCCAACCCCAGCAGCCTGTCCAGCAGGGCTCCCAGCAGCCTCCCGTGCAGCAGTCCCAGCAAGACTACCCGCAGCAGCAGTACGCGCCCCAGCAGCCCATGCAGGCCCCGAATCAGGGATATGCGCCGGCTCCGGTCGACCCATGGAACCCGCCGACGCAGCAGCAGCCGCAGCAACCCGCCCAGTCGGTACAGCTCGGCCAGCCACAGCAGCAGGCTGATCCGATGAAGGTCAACCAGTTGAAGGCCGTGGGCAAAAGCCCGCAGGAGATAGCCGCATTGTTGGGCGTGCCGGTCGAAGCGGTCACCGCTGTCACCGACCAGGCGCAACCCCAATACCACGGGGGTTCCGAACAGATGCCGGAAACAGGTGAATTCTGATGGACGAACTGCTGAAACACCTGCAGAACCAGTGGATCGAGCTGATGAAGGACATGGATTCCCTTGCCTCCGATCAGGACGGTTTCCGTGACGTCGATTCGGAAAGCCTCCAGCTCATGAGCGTGAGGCTCGTGCTCCTGGGCTGGCACAAAAGCAAGGATTCCGACAAGGACTGATACCAGTCCCGACCGCCGTAGCCGTATCCAAGCGGCCCGCACGAATGCAAAGGCGTGCACGGCACCACACATATTCACATCACGTCAAAGGAGTTCCAGGAATGACCGACATCTACGGATACACGGCAGCCGCACCCATGTACCGTGCTGCTGGATGGATGCAGGTCATCCCCCTGCCCGAGGGACGCAAGACCCCGCCGCCGGCGGGGTTCACGGGGCGCAGCCGCAAGCCCGTCACCGACGAACAAATACAGTTGTGGAGCCATCGTCATCCCCGAAGGCGTGCTCGTATTGGACATCGACGCGGCGCAGGGCCATCAGGTCAAGGCGGACGGCGTGAAAGGCATCAGCGAGCTCTCTCAGGAACTGGGCATGCTTCCGGCCACGTGGAGCAGCACGGCGCACGGCATCGACTCGCCGGCACGCCACCTGTTCTACAAGGTGCCCGAGGGATTGGCGTGGAAGGGCGGCGCCATCGAGGGGGTCGACATCCTGCAGCCCGGCCACCGGTATTCCGTGGTCTGGCCGTCGATCCACCCGAGCGGCGAAATGTACTGCTGGTACACGCCAAGCGGCGCATTCGCCAGCACACTCCCCCACATCTCGGATCTGGCGACACTGCCATGGAAGTGGGTGGACTATCTGCGCAAGCCCGACAATATGTCGAACCCGAAGGAATTAAAGTGTTCGAATTCGAACACTTTAACCCCCTCGAATCCGAGGGAATACGACGACCGCATGTGCAAGGCCGTCAACACGTTCCTCAACAAGACGCTCGCCAACCCCGCTTCCAAAGGCTCAAGGCATGACACCACGCTGCAGGCCGTCTGGGCGTTGGTGAACTTCGCGCAGGAAGGCCACCGGGGCGCGCTCGACGCCATCAACCAATTGAAGCCACGGTTCATCGCCGAGGTGGCCCCCGACCGTCAAGGCAAGGAGCGTGAGGCGGCGCGCGAATGGGCCAGCATTCTCAGTGGCGCGATGGAGAAAGTCAACGGCGTGCAATCGCATGTGGATCCGTGCGAGCAGTCGAAAATCGAACGCATGACGCCCGGCGAGTTCGACGAACTCACCCAAAACGCGGCTGCGAGTCAAATGGAGGAAAGTCACCCGGAAGCAGTTCAAAACACTGGAACAATGCCGGTTCAAGCCGGTTCAACACCCGTCGCATCGGTTCAAAACGGTTCAATGGAAAGTCACGAGGCAAGTAAAAACGCCTCCTCCAGCTGGCAGTTCGAAGACCTCACCCAGCTCGCTTCCGGCATTGAACTGCCTCCCACCCCCACCGTGTTCCAACGCGAGGACGGCCAAGGCCTCTTCTACCGTGGCGCGGTCAACGACCTGCACGGCGAACCCGGCTGCGGCAAAAGCATGATCGCCCAGATCGCCACCGCGCAGGAATTGAAGGCAGACCGTGACGTCATCTACATCGACTACGAGGATTCCGCACGCAACGTGGTCAAACGCCTCCTGCTGCTCGGCGTATCCGGCGAACAGATCATCGGTCACCTGCACTACGTGCGCCCGTCCGCGAAGCCCAGCAGCCCCACCAGCCTCGACGGCTGGCGCGAGACCCTCGACTACGCGGACACGGCCACGCTGGCCATCATCGACGGCGTCACCAGCTGCCTCGCCTACGCGGGCCTCGACAGCAACAGCGGCGACGACATCGCCGCCTGGTACAACACCATGCCCCGACTCATCAGCGCCTGTGGGCCAGCAGTCGTACTCATCGACCACGTCGTCAAAAGCAAGGACAACCGGGGCCGATACGCCGGAGGCAGCATGCAGAAACTCGCATTGATCGACGGCATCAGCTACTCGGTGGACATGACCAAGCCAGTCGGCAAAGGCGTACGCGGCGTCATCGTCATCAAAAGCGGCAAAGACCGCATCAGCGAAATCGAGGAGCACTGCGCCGTCAGCTGGAGCAGCAACGGCAGCCACCTGCGCGAAGCCGCACGCATCGAAATCAACAGCACGGATCCGAAACTCATGCGCGTCACCATCGCACGACCGAACATGATGCCCAGCGAAGACCGACAGGCGAAACGCGACGACTTCCGACCCACCGGACTGATGGAACGCATCAGCCGCATGCTGGAGGACTCACTCGAAGAACCGAACCAGTCCGAACTGTTCAAGGCACTGAAGGAAGACGGTTCCGGAGCGCGTACCGCCGTCATGAGCAAAGCCGTGAGCCTGCTCCTGCAGGAGGGTTTCGTCTCGAACCGCTCTGGACGCAACAATCGTTCGATATTCAAATCCGTCCGACCGTACCGGCAGATAGACGACCCGAAATCCGACGCCTATGTGGACCGTATGAGCAGGGAGGAGGCGAGTGAATTGGATGACGAAAACCACCTCGAAATCTAGTTTTTCCCGTTTTTCCCAGTTTTTCCGAGTTTTTCCCGGAAAAACTGAGCCATCGAGTCTAGTTTTTCCCCACACTCCCCGGACACACTACGTGTGTGTCCGGGTGTGGGAAAAACTACGGCTCGCCCCTCCGGAAAGACCAAAAACACCCCTCAACGACACTAGATTTTCCCAAACCAAAGGAGCCCAAAATGTCACTCACATTCAGAGAGCAAATCGAAGAGACCGCATGGGAACTCGGCAACGGCGAAGGCACAGTGCCCGAGCTGCGTCAGCGGTTCGACGACAATCCCGACACTCCGAACTTCGACCCGGCCAAGGCATTGGAGATGCTGCACATCCTCCAAATCGTCAACTACAGGCAAGTCCCTCAGCATCGAGGCAGACCAGCCCGCAGCCATTTCCTAAAACAATCCGAATACTCGGTACTCGATTTTGACATTCCGAAGCCAATCCCCAAGGACGAGCGGGAACGCCAGACGCGGATTCAGTGGGCCAAGGACTTTCGAACCATCGCCGACTGGCTCGACGCGAACTGTTACACGACCGAAAGCGAGAAAGCATGAAAGAATCCGTCACCATCCAATACCTCTGCGAGGATGCTGACACCAATCTGGTCGAAACCATCCCAATCGCCTCCATCAGCATCGACCAGTGGAGTCAAGGCCATCCCGACCTGTTCAACCTCGACCGGAGAGGCCATCACGGCCGCCGTATGCTCAGCGTACTCATCACCGCCTGCGAAGCGGTGCTGCATGAAATCCAGGACATCAAATGGGAGGACTGACCCATGGCCGGACCGATTGACGTGATTCAACGGGCGCTCAGCGCACTGGCCTCAGCGGGATTGGGCAGCGAGTCGCCGGCAGAGGCGTATGTGCTCGGCTACCAGGCCGGCTGGCGGGAAGCGTTCGACCTGTGCATACGAATCGAAACGGCAATCAACAACGAAACGGAGGAAACGAATGAGCATCATCAGCAGTGAAATCGAGGCGCAGAAGCAGCGTGACCCGTCGTACGTCGACAGTGGCCTGCAGTGGGCGTGGGGACAAGGATACAAGGCCGGAGCGTCACGTGAAATCACCGAAGAGGAGATTGCCGCCGCCATGGACGAAACCAGAAAGTTCATCACGCTCCCCGGCGCGTGGTTGGAGAACATCATCAGAATCGCGTTCGACGCGGCAAGAAGAAAGGCAATGGAGGGGTGAGCAGGCCACGCGCCCGTGAACGCAAGCCCGCATGGCTTCGCGCGTTCATCCCGAAAACGAGTCCCCTCGTTGTCACCGTCTGCGAGGGGTGCGGCCTGTACGTCATCGAGGATCGGGAAACCGTGTGGGAGTCGTGGGATTACGGGTGTGTGGCGGGTGACGACCTGACCGTGGCGATAATCCTCGGCCGCCCGTTGACGCGCGTTACATGGCTGCCATCAGTCGGCTATCCGTTGTTGCGCAGCGTGAGCGGGAGCGCGGGCATCAGGCCGGATGGCCAATACCTCGCCGGGCATACATGCCATTTGGCTCGGGTGAGCGTCAAACCGTTCACGCCGCCGAAAAGAGACCGTCCGCCGGGCAAACCGTGGGGCGGGCCGAGACTGTCGAAACAGGAGATAGCCGAATTCAAACGCATCTGGAATATGCCGTATTCGCGGCTCAAATACGAGAAAGCCCCAACCATGGTCGGCCAGGGCGATGAGAAGCAAACATTATTCTAGCCGACCAGCCGGAAGGGGCCAACGTGAACTGCCAGAACTGCAACACCATAATCGAAAACGGGTACGCGCTGTGCACGGCGTGCGAGCTGCGCTTCGCCGGCACGCTCCTGCGACTGGCGCGCGACGTCACGCCGTTGCATGACTCGTTGGACGCGACCCTGCATCCGGGCGGGCATTCGCCCACGCGAATCCAGACCGCCACTCCCCCGACTCCAATCAGGCTCGACGTGCTCGACCTGATCGACATGCTCGACGCCACGGCCCGTGAACTATGGCGTTGCCTCGACGGCATCGACGCCTTGGACTGGCGCAAAGACAAACGCAACGAGGATCTGAAGGCCACGCTCATCGCATGCGCAGGCCACCCCAGGCTCGCCACGTTCGCGGACGCGGGCTTCTACATGCACGTCGTTGACGGCATCGCACGCAAAGTCGATGCTGCGCTGGACCCGCCGGAGCAACGCCGCGAAATCGGCACCTGCGAACTATGCGAGACCATGCTCACCGCTGGGGCAGCAGACCAGTGGGTGACATGCCCGGTCTGCGGGAGGGAACAGCGAGCGCAGACGGTTAAACTGCGTAGGCTCAAGACGTTGTGTTGGGATGATTCCAGGCGCGGGTCTGCGGCTGAGATAGCCAAGGTGTTCACGGACGCGGGAATCACCGTCAAAAGGCATACGCTCACCGTGTGGAAATCCCGAGGCAAGCTTGATGTCACGCCCCAAGGCATTTCATACAGCAGCGTCTACCGGCTCGTCATCAGTGGCGGACTTGACAAAGAGCTGACTGTGACCGCATAATGTCAGTGGATTAGTGTCGAAAAACCCAGCTCATGTGGCTGGGTTTTCGCGTATCTATGCTTTGTTTTTGCGTGGCCTTCCTCCGCCG